CATCACCATCGCTGAAGCCTGGCGTAATTTGCCGATTTCATGTTCCGCTTCTTCCCACCGTTGCGCCGCTTGGTTCGCCGAGCAGGGGCACGCTCAGATCCGGTTCTCGCAGTCGGCCACGCCGCAGCTTCACCCGTTTGCCAATGTTTGGCGCGCTTTGGCCATGCGAGTGGTGCGCTCATACGTTCCGCGCGAGACGAAATCCATGCGCGTCCTCTGCGTTTATGGTGGTAAGTGCGACGCCGTCCACGCCGATATTTTCAATGGGACGTACGCCGGCCTTTTCACTACGGAGGTCGTCATCTGTGGCGAGTACGATTTCGTCGGCGATGCCCCCCGCGGCACCACCGGCCGCGCCCGGCTCGCTGACCAAGCGATGGGCTCCTTCGACCTCGTCGAGTTGGTTGATGTGTACCATGGAGCCTCGGACCCCTACACCCCGCTCAACCCCGACGCCATTGTGCGTTATGCGCAATATTCGAAGGACCGTTCTGTCACCATTATGACGCGGCTTTTCCATGGCGAGGCTGGCAAGGATCTCGTACCGCCGAAGCAGCAAGACGAAGCGCATTGGATTCGGTCGAAGGATGGCTTGATCAATTTCAAGCCTGACGCGCACACGCATCAATACCAACCGCATCCCGACCCGACGCCCATGTACGACCAGCGTTGCGTTGGCCCCGTCGAGTTTGACAACGCTCGTGTTCTCGGCCCTTACCATGTTTTCCGTGCCACCGTCCGATCTGAGAGCGCTTTGTCGATTTTGCCCAGCCCACCCGTCGAGGGCGCCATTTCATACCGCGTCTACACCGAACATCCCCGCCTCGCTTCCTTCCTTGCGAGCGACGGGATCGCCCCATTGCTCGCGGAGTATAACCACTGGTTTAGCGAAGATTTCCGCGCCGGCCTCGCTGCTGGCATGCCCAAGTTGGTTCACAACCCCACTTACGCCGCCATCGTTCCCACGCTTACCAAGGCCCATGGCCCTTTTTCGCTCTCGCAATTGACTGTCCGGGTTCAGGCGTCTTTGGAGAAGGACGCCCTGTACCAACTTTTGCTGGCTCGTGAGCCACAGTTCGCCACAGATTTGCTTGCTGGCACGATTATGGCGTGCAATTATGGCGGTTTGCGGAACTTTGCCTTGTGCCATGCGGGCCATGCCGCTCAGACGAACGCCTATAACATTCTGGCCTCTTCGACAGCTCGTGGCCACGTGGTGAATGATCTTCCTGAGTCGATTTGCAACGCTGCGCTTTGCGTTTTGGGCGGTCTGGCCGTTGTGGTGGGTGCCGTTGTGGTGTTGCCCCATGTTTTCGCCGTCGCAGCCAGTGCCAAAGCCTCCGCTGTCGCGTTTGCCTCTGGATTCGCCCTTCCCGATTTCGGCTTCACCGACCTCGATGTCACCGAGCCTGACCCCATCGTTACTCCCCACATGGTTATCGCTCCGCTTGTGAGTTTTGTCATTGCGTGTGGCGCGAAGTGGGCCATCACCGAGCGCAAAGCCGATGAAGTCCGCTCTCGCGCCGCGTCTTATCGCGCCACGAACATCGTCCGCGACCTTGGCGATCCTTGTGTTCATTCGTTCCCTTACGCTCAGCGCGAGGACCCGTTTTCCGCTTGGCTCGAGGTGGTCCGCACCCGAGGCGACACGACCGCTTACGTCGAGTCGCTTTCCGATAGCGAGCCCGTCGTCCAGCCTTTGGCGCCTTACACGCAGATGATTCCTTATTCAAACTCCGTCGCGCAGCTTCCTGCGCAGTACGAGAGAGATTTGATTCAGATCCGCGCAGGTACGACCATCTTGGATGCCCACCATTTGCCCGAGGATGACGCTGAAGTCCGCACGCACGCTATCACCATTTACACATGTGGTCTCGTGCAGCCCAATTGCAACTCCGTCACCATGGCGAACGCTCTCATCCGCCGCGGTGCCATACGCCATGTCCCTCCGCCGGGCCTTTGTGAGCGCTTGGACGATGCCTATGGATGGCTGTCGTCTTGCCTCGGCGGTGAGGTTGTCTCGCCATGGACCTTGCAGGAGTGCGCTGATACGATGTCTCCAGCCAAGGCCCGGTCGTTCTTGTCCCTCGCTTCGCGCATGGCCACGAATGGTTACGATCGCCGCGACCTGGGCCATAAGGAGGTTTTTGGCAAGGCTAGCGAGGTCATCAAATGCGGTCCGTCTGGCGTCAACGCGCGCCTTCTTGATAACTTGCCTCGCGGTCACAACGTCGCCGCCCTTCCTTTTGCGCATCCCGTCATGCAGCTCCTCCGGCGTGTGTTTGCCGTTGGTGAGGTTTTCAGCGTCTGTGGTCACCGTTTTCACGTGGTCATTTGTTCCGGGATGACTCCCGCGGAGATGGACGCTGTTGGCGCCTTCATACGCAGTGCCGACCTCCCCGTTTGGTTGATCAGCGGCGATGACCTCGCGGTGTATTGGAAGTGCTTGTCAAGCGTTCGCGGTTTTCCCGCCTCCGAGGGCGATCAGAGCAAATTCGACATCCACCAAGGCACCGACGTCATTGCGAACACATGCCGCGTTTTCCGGATGATGGGCGTGTCTGAGGAGGCGGTCACGGCCTTCTATGATGCGGCCCACGCCCCGTTGAAGCTCCGTACCAAGGGTGGCACCAATTTTCGCGTCACTCCAGGTTGCCGCGCGCCGACTGGCTCAGGATTCACCACGTCGATGAATAACGTGTCTTCTTTGTGTTTCGTGCACCGTTGCATGGTGTATATCGCGGCTGATCCCGAGGTGCCTTTCGCCACCGTGGGCTCATCGTTGGGTTTTCTCACCAAGCAGATCGACCACCGCACTGAGTCCGAGTGCATCTTTCTCAAGGGAGTTTTTCTTGACGACGGTGCCCACACGCGTTTCGTCAGCCTGCCTTCGTGTATTTTCAAGCTTGGCAAGTACCTCACCAACGTTTGCATATCCCAGGACGATCCCGATTATCCTCGCGCTCTCGCCAAGGCCGCTCGTGCTACCGCCCGTAGTTTGCCCCAGTACTCGGTTGACACGCCGGTTATCGCCCCCTACCTCGACGCCCTTTTTCGTTGTGGGCACGATGGCGGTTCGTTCACTCATAGCCCATACGCTTCTTTTGGCCAACTAGCTCCCGACCGCAGGGCCTACTTGGAC